CTTCATCGTATCTTTAGCAAATATATCTTCTGCTAACATTTTAGCATAACTTGTTCTTTTAGTTAAAGATTCTGGGTCTTGGGCATATGCATTTATATCATAATCTTTAGCAGAAATTCCATTAGTCAATATATCTACAAATTTAGATATAATAGGAACAGGTTTCCAATCTAAATTAAGATAGGATAAATCACCATTAATAGATAATTCATCTTTATATTTTTGAGTAGGCTGTTCTCCTCTTGCATATAACCGTAATCTATTATAGTTATTCCATGTAGTTAAATATCTGTTACCATTAGTACGACCCTGATTAAACCACTCGTATTCAATAGCTCTAGCTACTTGTTCTCCATATTCCCAGCTTGATTTCTCTGCGTCACTTACTACTTGACTCGGAAAAGGACTATTAGTATTATAGTTTATCTTCATTTATTGTATAATTTTGGATAGTGCTCCTGTATTGTCGTATCTTTTAATTCCTAAATCGTATTCTTGTTTTATAAGCTTAGGAATTGGTCTATACTTATTTTTATTGCATGCCATAATTGCTAATCCCGAACTAATCGAGGCATCATGCTTAGTTCTGTTATTCACATTAAATCTACTCCAATCTTCTAATGTTCGTTGGAAATACACATCTCCGTAGTTTCCTTCTTCTTTTAATCCTACATGTTCTTCTATATAAGATTCGATTGCCGCAGCATGTGCTTGTATAATATCTTGGCTTGAGTTGGGTATACCACCAATTTCTCTTTCAGTAACAGATAATTTATTATATATTTTATCTGGTCTATTCATTGCATAACCTCTGTATCCTCTTCTTTTAAAATGATATAATAATCTAGGTTTATTATTTTCACATAATATTGGCATTCCATAGAATATACAAGCCATTAATACATCTTCAAAAAAGGTTTCTGCTGTTTGTGGTCTAGCAATATATTCTAAGAAAAAATGGTGTGGAGGAACATCTTCCATACTAAATTTAGTTAAACCATGTAAAGATCCATTTGAGCCTCTACCATCAACTGTGCCGGATATATCATAAGGGTCACAGCCAAATGCTCCTAAAGTTTCATTAGCTGGATATTTTTTCCCTAATTTTTTTATAATATTATTCTGTAATCTAGCAGGTGGAACCCAAGAAACAAAAAATCTACCATTTTTATTTGGAACAAATATTACTTCTGTATCTTTTATTCCTCCAACCCATTGAAAAGATCCTTGTGTTATAACACTACTGTGTCTAATATCGGCATTCCAATCTATTTGTTGGTATATCTTAGTTAAATTAAAAAGAGAGTTTTTAGACTCGTCTCTAAATGCGTGTTTAGTAGTTCTAGGGAATTGTCTATAAAATTCATTTAAAGCATCTTGATCTTCACTTAACCCATCTACTTCATTTTTCCAATAATCTAATACACCTAGTTTTATTTTTTGTCCATGAGGGTCCTCATCTGGGGTTTTGGGTGTTTCGAATACAGGTAACCCATAAGTGTTAATGTATCCTTCGTAGTTCCATTCCATAGGTATGAACAAACTATATAATCCTGAGCGAGTCTGTCCATTGGCGTTTCTTTTTGTAACATCTGAGCTTTCATATAGTTTTTTAAAGTTATCTCCACCTTTATCTAATGCATTTGAGGTAGATCCCATCATACATTTTCCAATAATTCTACTTCCTAACCGTAGACATGTTTTAGTAACCCTCCAATTATTTAATATATTACTAGGTCTCTCCCATTTACCTGATTCATCATGTACCAATAGTTTTAATTTTTCCCCATCATAACTATTATCACCAGTATTTTTCCAGTCTATAGTAGTATCTAAACCTTCTAGTTCTTCGAGTACTTCACCGGTTATAATCTTTCTTCTAGTAAATTTAGAAGCTGGAACTCTATATGCTAACTCTGTTTTAGGTCGATCCATACCATCTTGAATCGGTTTAAAAAAGAATGGATAATTTACCGATATAGGGACTACTTTATCAGTAAACATCGTTTTAGCATCAGGCCCAGTTTTAGATAATATTCCATACCTAGAATCACTAGATATAGTAGCTAAATTTACAACCTCTCCTGAGGCCATAAAAGAAAATCCTGATCTACGATTTTTAAGGTAACACATTCCATAACATCTTGTATCTGCTTTGCAAGCTTCCCAAAATATAAAGAATAATCTATTGGCTTCCCTAAAATCTGGCGGTCCTATATCAATCTTACTCCACTGCAAGTACATATAATGAGTACCAGTAAGATAAACAGGGGTGTTTTGATTATAATACCAAAAACCTCGTTCTCTTCTATTAAATTCTTCATCAATATAATCGTACCATTTTTCTTTAAAATCTTCAGGGTATTTATCCCATTCGAATACACTTTTAATATTCCCTAATACTTTAGGTAATAAAGTTTTTTCCCATTTTTCAGATTCAAATTTCTGTACATTTTTAGGTTGTTTAGGCAAAGCGATTTTTAATCCTTGGATTTCATATACTTCCCCTATCATTCCCGTCTTACTAATAACTATAAAATCATGATCTTCATTATATCCGTACTCCCATTTTTTATACCTATTATTTTGTTTAAGAATTTTTGATTTAACATAATTAGGTAATATTTTATATAAAGTTTGTTTATACATTATTTAGACCTCCTTTCTGCGAAACCTTTAAAAGACTTTTCTTTCTTTTCTTTTACTTTAGGTTTATCTTCTAACATATTTTTTTCTTCTTCAATTCTATTTAAAATTTCAAAAGCATCAAATATAGCTAGCTTTTTAGTAGCCGCAGCATTTTTAAGTCTATCTGCAGAAATATCAGTATCAGAATCAACAATAGCTTCTTTAGCAACCTTAATAAGTTCTTCGACAGCTTTATGCCCAGCTTGGATTATACTCTTCTTCGTTTCCTTGGTGTTCATACTTTATAACTATATCATTTGATTTCATACAATAAACACGCTCTTTATCAATCATAAACTCCCATTCACCACCGGGTTTAAACCCAACCTTGTCTCCTGGATTGATTTCAATACCTTTTAAAGTATTATTACCAATTTTTAGTACTCCAATACAAGACTCTTCATTATGCGTGCTAAATTTGTCTGTATTTTTAAGTGGTTTTATAAAACATCTATCATTAATAGAAGTCCATTTACCTGTATTTTTATATAAATAAATTTGTTCTAGTGCTGCAAAATACATATCATCTCTAAAATATGAGCGACTATTTTGTTGTTCGCCTTTCATATTATAAAATCTACGAAATATATTTTGATGTACTATAATAGTATCACCTTTTTTAATTGGAGTTTTAAAAGCCAATGGAGTTTCAATAACCCTAGCTGTTCTATTTACAAATTTAAAACTTTCAATTTTAGTATTTAATACTAAATTCTTATCTTCTACTGTAGCAGTATTACTATATCTTTCTCCAACAGGTTTAATAATAAAATCATATAGACTTCTCATTAATATTCTAAATCATATTCAATGGATATTGCCATGTGAGAATTGAATTTCTTCCAGGGCAATACCTCATCGCTTTTCTTTATATGAATATTATAAGATTTATCTTTTTCGTCTAATATAATATGAGAAATCTCATGTCCTCCATAAACTTGTTGTCCAACAGAATAATGCATAGCGTCATTTTTATAATCAGATCCAATACTGATTTTACGTATTACATTATTCATGACTATTTTTCTTCTTCTACTGCGTCTTCTTCTTTAGCTTCTGGTTTAATTTCCTCATAAGAACCATCTTGTAAGTTTATACTTACTGAACCATATTTTTCTTCTAGTTCTTGTTTTAACTTTCCTTGGTCTTGGTTTATTCCAGCTACTACATGCAATACCGCATGTTTTTCAGCTTCTAATATACCTATATTTTGAATAGCTTTTGCTAAATCATTTTGAAAAGTTACTACTTGTTTTAGTTCTTCTTCTGTAATTTTGTTTTCTTTTTCTTTCATTTGATTTAAATTTAATTGTTAATTATTATTTATTTTTTAAACATACTAGTTGCCTTTTCAGTTGTACGTCCGCCGAAATAGGCAAGAACGACGGCCATCATGACCTTCTCAAAAGTATCATTCCATGTACTATTTATATGAAATGGTATACTTTCTACACTGTCTAAAATACCCGCTAATGAAAATATACATATACACCATACTAGTACTAGTGGTCGTACATTTTTCGACATCCATGAATCGGACATAGAATCTGCCTCCCATCTGGAAGTGATAGATTCTATTTCTTTATTTTGTTGATCATATATTATTTGTTGCAACTTAATCTTATCTTCTGCACTTACATCAGATTTAGTTATAGCTGCTAATGCTTCTTTGGGCGATGTGAGCCCTTGTAATACGTTCCCTAAAGTAGGGTTAATAACCGAGGCTGCGCCAAATAATAGTTGCCCAACGGTTGTATCTTTAAATTTCTTTTTTGCCATTATAATGCTTCGTAATCATCTGTTTTATCATATGCTTCTTTTTCCCATGGTAAATGTGGATTACCTTCATCCATTTTACTTCTAGGATATTTCTTACCTTTCCAATAAACAGCTTCATCATCATAATCAAGATCACCTCTTTTCATTTGATCTATGTGAACTTTCTCATGATCAATAATGCTTTGCTCATCTTTTGGATGTAATTCATCTGATACTAAAATAGTACCATTTTTGTTTCCTTTACCTAAAGCTCCATCTTCTATTTTGGTAGTGTAGATAGGTGTCCAATCAAGATCGTAAGGAGGATTTATTTTAAATGCCATAATTATTGTTTTGAAGGAAACATTTTGTTTAATATTGTTTGTCTTTTATTACATCCGCAAGGGACATCAACTGCTTTTGAGATAATACCAACTGCAGATTTAATGCCCGTTGCTTTTGTAATTTTTGCTATCTTGTCGCCAAGACCTCTAGATTTCATTATAGTCTACTTACGCGACCTGGAAATCTTTCCAATAAACCTTATTTGCTGGATTGTATCCTAGCATTGGGTCTTGGTTAAGAGGACAGTTTACTGTTGCTTTTGCACCACCTGGGTTTGCAGTCATTGCTCTTGTAATTGCTCCTTTAAGCATTACTTCGTAATCTACATAACCTGGGGTAGCTGTGTCCGGGTCAGTAGCTGCATTGTCTGTACTACATACTGTTGTACAAACTAATCCGCCTGTAAGAGTTAAAGTAGCAGTCATTCTGTTTGCAGTTTCTGCAACAGCAACACCGATGATTGATTCAGCTAATAATAAATTGTCTCCGTCTAGTGTTGGATCAGCGCCTGTACCGACGTCAAATCCACCTACTACGTTAAAATTAATCCAATTTGCCATAATTTCTGTTTTTGATTGTTAATAATTGTTTTTGTTGTTTTTCGTTTTGGTTTTATACAGTTCCATGACTGTTATTTTTATTTATTACATTTCCCCCCTGATACTCCTTGTTTACTTTGCCATACACCACCATTTGACCAACACATTTGTTTATCAAAATCCTCTTTTATTTCTGTAGTAGTGGGTTCAGTTGGATTTGTAATTTCTTTTACATTTTCGCCTACTTTTCTGAATCCTTTTTTTACATTATAATCTGCTTGTAATTTATTTTTTGATTTAGATTTTTTATTAGGATCATCTACTTTATGTTCTATAGCTGCTTTTGCAACTTTAGTTACAGCATCAGCTACTTTTCCTACTAAAGCTATTTCTGCATCTAATACAGGTATTTGACTTGTGGGTTTAGGAATAACTATATCGGGAACTTCTGGTGTCCAATCTCCAGCATATGCCCCTCTATAACTAAAAGGCGATCTATTTCCAAATCCTACATGAAAAGAATTCTGTTGATTTAAAATGTTACTTCTAATTTTTTTTAAGAATCCCATAATTATTTATCTTGGTCCGCCTGATTTTGGTTTGGCTTTTGTTAGCTTTTTTGTCATCATCATTTTCTTAGGCTTAATATCTTTTTGCATCATCATTTTTTTCTCTGTATTCGTAGAATCTTTAGCCATTCTTTCATAATCTATACCACCCGCGCCATCATCATAGGGATGTACTGATTTAGGACCTACTCCTTCATAAGCAGATAAATGTCCTGGTACATGTCTTGATGGGCCATGTTCGGCTTCTGATGATCTCCATTTACCATAATCAGCATCGTGTTCGTCTATACCTAAAGCGCGTGCATGAGCGTAATCTCCTTTTTTGTATAAGTCTTTAGCTCTTGTGGCATCTTCATGTGCCCAAGATCCATAATCTAATGGTGAACTAGACTCTCTTGAAAATCCATAATCTGCTTCTCCTTTACCTTGAGTAATATCATCAACAGCATTATATCTTAATTCCTTAGAATAATTTAAACCTGTCATACCAGTGTTATTTAAAGGTGAACTTGATTTTCTTGAAGGTCCTTCGTAATCTCTTACAGATTTCTTTTCATCTCCTTTGTTTCCACCATAAGGCTGTCTTGAAACTCCTTCATAATCTCTTTTAGATCTTTTTTCGTCACCTTTGTTTCCACCATAAGGTTGTCTTGACATTCCCATATCACCTTCACCTCTTTTATGCATATCATCTTCAATAGGCATATATTCTTCTTCAGATGATTCTCTAGAGGGTCCTCCTTTTCTATCTTTAGCCATTTTTTTGAAAGTTTTAGCTAAATTATATCTTTTGCTTCCTGGAGGACAGGTAGGTCCACCAAATTTATCTCCTGTGCAAACACCTTCAGTACCTCTTTCTTTAATATCTGCAGTTGCTTTTTGTATCCATCTATCATCTTTATTCAAAGGCGAATTTTTACGTGACAAAGGATTGTTTTGTGTGTAACTCATGATTGTTGTTTTTGTTTGTTATTATTTTGTTTTAATATTTTATTACCATGTTGAAATGTGCATATATATAATTTACTATACTAATTTTTATTAAGGAGTTAAAGTTACAACTACAACTTGATAATTTCCTGCACCTGTATAAGTACCTGCAGTTTTAGTTAGTCTTAAAGTTGTAGTATCAGGTTTTGATACAGTCCAACCACCTGCTGCTGCATTACTTTGATTAAGCAAGTCTGTTTGACTATTAACTCCAGTTCCTCTAGTATAAGCATAACACTCTAATACACATCCATAAGTTGTATCGTAATGTGTCATCATTGCAGTAATATGATGTACAGTACCTGTTCCAGTATCATCATCAACTGTAATATCAATAGTATAAGCAGAATTATTAACCATTATACCACCCTTTCTAAATGTTCTAACTCCATTTTGGTCTGTATATTCCCCTGTTATTGCAATATTTGACTTTAAGTTAATCACTCCTGTACCACTAGGGTCTATATCTATATCTTTGTCTGTTCTAGTTGATAAAACCGTGTTGCCAGTATTACCAGCTTGTAGAATAGAAGTTCCTAAACATCGAAGCTGCATTGTAGATACATCATTGAAATTAACAATTAAATCAGAATTATAAGCTGAAGATGTAGTATTTGCAACACGAATACCATCTCCACTAGCTGCGTGAACATCTAATTTAGATGCTGGAGTTCCACCAATTCCAATATCTCCAGAACTGTCTATAAGCATTCTAGTAGCACCTGCTGTATTATCATAAATAACAAATTGATGTGAATTAGCAATTACTCCATTACCAAATGTCCAACCTGTTGTACCTGCTGCATTAGTTATTCCAAAATGTTTACTATCAGTTGAAGTGGTGTTTAAAAGATTAACTTGCCCTGCAGATGTTATACGCAGTCTTTCCGTACCTCCTGCACCTGTTGCATTAGTCGCAAATATCATATCTTGTCCATTTGAGCCACTTGAATTAAGTGCACTTATATATGAATATCTATCTGTTGCAATATCGCTATTCGTGTGTGCTGCAAAAGCTAATCTTGTTTCTGTATTTAGAGTAGTACTTGAATTTACTAAAAACCCAGCAACAGTTGCTGCACCTGCACTTGTACTTTCAAGCTGAAGTTTAGCAGTAGGCGAAGTCGTCCCGATCCCTACGTTTCCAGAACTGTCAATTAAAAATCTAGTAGCGCCTGCTGTAATATCATATATATTAAATGAATCAGATAAACCACCATGAATACCCGCGTTATAAGTTCTTGCGTCATTAGTAAATGCTATTTGGGTAACAGAATCAGCAGCCGTATTTTTTAATTGTAATTTAGCAGTAGGAGTATCACTTCCGATTCCAACATCTCCAGAATTACTTATATTAATTAAATCCCCACTTGCGACACTTGCATCAGTATTTGATATAACTAAATTACCAGAATCTCTATGTATTCCCATACTATAAGTCCTTGATGCCTGTGTAGTCCAAGTTAAAACAGCATCATCACTTGCATCAACAGTTCCTTCATTCCATATTCTTAAAAATTTTGTTGCACCACCAGCATCACTTTTTAATTCTACATTTCCTGCAAAAGTTGAGTCTTGTGATGAATCTAGTCTATACCCTTCTGTAAATAAAGAACCTGAATAAAGCACTACATCATTATTAGATTGTACTGCTGCATTATTACTTACTAATCCAACATAAGTATTGTTACTTGCATTACTATAGGTGCTAAAAATATTGTTAGTTCCTGTATTTATTGCAGTAAACGCAGAAGCTGCAGTTGTTAAATTAACAGTAATATTTCCCGTCAAAGTACCACCGACAAGTGGTAAATATGTATCACTAAATATTGCGGGTGAAATTCTTACATTGTCTGCTCCAGTATATCCTACTAAGAAATCGACGTTTCCAGTTACTGCTTTTTGCGTAAACGCGGAAAATTTTATATTTGCCATTTTTTATTTTTTGTTTTAATGTTTTATTATGGGGCTGCTTCTTGAACCATTGCATCAGAAATTTCAGAGATACAAAAATCCCCAGCTTCTGATAAGATAAACCAAGTTAAGGGAATAGGGCCACCACCACCCGGAAAGGTTAAGGGTACACCTAAAATTGCATTTGCGTTTCCTAATATACTAGGTCCATTGAAGCCAGACATGTTATTGTAATGCTATAATATTACTACAAGTTGTAGTAGTTGCCCAAACTCTCTGTACTTGTATTGGAATAAATGAGGAATCAGG